AAATGGGACAGCGTGAAGGCGTTCTTTTCCGGCCTATGGGATTGGTTTGGGAATATCGATCTGGCCGAGTCCGGCAAGAAGCTGGTTTTGACCTTTGTCAACGGAATTAAAGCTGTGGCCACGGCGCCGTTCAAGGCCGTAAAATGGGTGCTGGGAAAGGTACGCAAGCTGCTCCCGTTCTCCGACGCCAAGGAGGGCCCACTGTCTCGGCTTACGGAATCAGGCCGAAAGGTCTTATCCACCATGGGCAACGGGATGAAACAGGCAGCTCCTGGGATGAAACAGACGGCGAGCGCCGCTCTTGAGGGCGCTGCCGGAGCATTGACCGTTCAGCCTCCATTACTCGGGGAGGCAGTAGGCACCGCAAGATATGAAACAGAGATCCCGACAACCCCAGATCTTCCAGATGCACGGGCTCTCCTGCTGCGCAATCTCCAACCCGTCCAGTACGCTGCATCAGCCAACACACCTAAGGCCGGAGGAATCAGCATATCATTTTCCCCGACAATCAACCTGCCTGCTGGATCAACAGACAAGCCGTCTGCTCTTGAATCCGGCCTGCTTGCCAGCGAAGCTCGGTTACGCGAGATGCTTTCCAGAATATTGGCCGACGACAGGAGGCTCTCTTATGCCTGATCAATACGTCACAAAGCAGGGCGAGACATGGGATACAATCGCCGCGAAAATCTGGGGCTTCGAGCATCTATGCACAGATCTTCTCCGGGCAAACCCTGAGTATAGAAACATAGTCTATTTTTCAGCGGGCACCGTGCTCAACATCCCGGACGTTGACATGTCGACGGCGACCAACATCACACCGCCATGGGCGGATTAAGCCATGCGCAAAGCAACATTGCAACTGACATACGAAAACAAGGATATCAGCCAGGCCATCGCCTCTCGTGTGGTTCGGTGGTCGTACACCGACCACGCAGAGGGTCAGGCCGACGACCTGCAGATCACCCTGCATAATCGGAGCGAGATCTGGACTCGCGCATGGTGGCCAAGCAAAGGAGCCACGCTGAAGGCCAGTGTCATGTGTAATGACTGGGATAGCCCGGGGCACACTATCATGCTTTCGTGCGGTACATTCACTATCGACGAGATCGAATGTTCCGGCCCGCCAAACCAGGTGACTCTAAAGGCCGTATCCTCATTGGTCACCACATCCATGCGCAGGGAAAAAAAGAGCCGGGCGTGGGAGAACACTTCGTTACGGACGGTCGGAGAACAGCTGGCAGCCGATCATGGCGTCAAATTGTTTTGGGAGGGAGAGGACGTAACCTTTGCCAGACTCGACCAGCGGGAGGAATCCGATCTCGCCTTCCTGCAGCGCGTCGCCAAGAACAATGGATTGTCTGTCAAAGTCGGCCATGGTCGGATCATCATTTACGAGGGGAAGACCAGAGAGGCATCCTCACCTGTGTATACCGTATCCAAGGCTGCACCCGTATCAGCGTATTCGTTTTCCACCACAGCGCACGATATATATCGGGCCTGCAAGGTGAAATATTGGGACGCTGCTACAAAGTCTCAGATGGAGTATGTTTTCACCCCAGATAACGGCCCTGACGTTGGCCAAACCTTGCAGGTAAACAAGCGTGTTGAGTCGCTTGCCGAGGCTATGCGCCAGGCAGAGACTCAATTGCGGGCAAAGAATAAGGCCGAGACCACCGCGTCAATTACGCTAATGGGCCGACCAGAGCTTTTGTCTGGCCTGGTATATAGCGTCGAGGGTTTCGGAAAATTTGATGGCAACTACATGATAGACGAGGCCACCCATTCCGGCGACGGGTCTACAGGATACACAACATCAATCACATCACATCTCACACTAGGTTACTAATGATACAGGAGATAGCAGACAGACTGGGCGCCATCGAGGGCATATTAGCGCAAATGGTGCGCGTAGGTACGGTGTCTTCGGTCATACCGGAATCAGGATTTGTCCGGGTCACATGCGGAGACGCGGACAATCTGGTTTCCTACGAACTGCCAGTGCTGACCCACAAAGCCCAGTACGACAAAGAGTACTGGATGCCAGATGTCGGCGAGCAGGTTGTGTGTATTTTTCTTCCCAACGGCCTTGAATGCGGGTTTGTGGTCGGGGCGTTTTTCTCCGGACCAGACCGCGCTCCAGTGGCAAGCAAAGACAAACACCATGTGAGCTACAAGGACGGGACCTGGATTGAATACGACCGCAGTAGCCACGTTATGAGCGGACACATCAAGGGCAGTGTAAACGCGCTGACCATAGACGATGACGCAACAGTGAGCGTGGGCGGATCCATTATTGCCAGCGCCGGGAACGATGCGAGTTTTACGGTTGGGAAATCGGCCACCGTTGATGCCGGGGCAGACATCACATTGAAGGCACCGGTCATCAACATGGCTGGGAACATAGCATCTACGGGCCCTGGCGGTGGCGTAGGTACAGAAAACAAATCGGCACACACCACGCACAATGGCAGTTTATCGCTGAATGGCAACCTTACAGTAAACGGATCTATTACCGCAACAGGAACCATTATGGACGGCGGCGGGAACTCCAACCACCACACCCACTAGGAAGGCGCGCAATGCTTGGCACATTCGGCGATGTTGTTTTCGAGGTGAGCTCAGATCATATACGCACATGGTCTAAATTCACTCGCCAGAAAAAGGCCACTTACGCTGAGCACAAAGTCCTGTCAGGGAGCCCCCTCCTGGAGATGACCGGACTCGAGCTGGAAGCGGTGACCATCACGATACGTTTCGATATCGCGCTCGGCCTGGTCCCGGAAGACGAGATGGAACGCTTGCGGAGGATGCGTGACGACGGCGTAGAGCTACCGTTTACCATATCCGGCAAGATGCTCGGGTACTATGTGCTCGAAGACGTATCCGAAGATTGGAAGCGCACCACCCCGAATGGGGTGGTCACATCGTCGGAAGTCAACCTCAAACTGAAGGAGTATGTCCGTGGAGATTGATCTTGTGCAGCCCCAGGCTATCGAAATCGGGGCCACAGGGGCCAGCGAAATATATCAAAACGTCCGGACGATTCTGCTTACGCGCAAGGGAACGGTTCCTCTGGATCGGCAATTCGGTTTAGATGCAGACATTCTGGACGCCCCTACAGCGCGAGCCCAGGCGTTGCTTTCAGCCGCTATTGCCGAGGCCGTGGACACATACGAGCCCAGGGCAAGGGTTGAGTCTGTGGAGTTTACCGGCGGCATGGACGGGGGGTTACACCCAGTCGTGCGTATCTCAGTCAGGGGGGATGCATAAATGGATTTTGCAGGTTTGCCGGACATTACATTCTGCGAGACTGATGCTGCAACGATCGAAGCCTCAATCATTAGCGCCTATGAGGAGATTTCCGAAACCAAGCTTTATCCTGGCAACCCAGTCCGGTTGTTTCTTGAATCCCTGGCATACGTGATCGCCCAGCAGCGGTTTTGCATCGACTGGTCGGCAAAACAAAATCTATTAGCCTATGCCTCCGGCGACTATTTGGACCAGCTTGGAATCCTGACCGACACACAACGCCTGCCTGCATCGGCGGCAACAACCACTGTCAGGTTTTATTCATCCGGGGGCTCTGGAGCGGTGCTCATCCCTGCAGGTACTCGTGTGAGTCCCGACGGCAAGATCATATTCGCAACGCAGGACCAGGGGCAGATCGACCCGGGGGCGGATCATGTGGACCTGCAGGCCGCATGCACCACTGCCGGTGCCATTGGAAATGGTTTTTCATCCGGACAGATCTCAAAGCTGGTGGATGTCGTCCCGGGGATATCCGCTGCGTCAAATATATCCATGAGCCTCGGTGGATCCGATATCGAATCGGATGACAATTTCCGGGAACGTATCCGGCTTTCCGTTGGCGCCTATTCCGAAGCCGGACCTCGGGAGGCCTATGTGTACTGGGCAAAGTCTGCGCACCAGGACATCATCGACGTTTCGGTTGAGTCTCCAACACCGGGAGTCGTTGAGGTACGTCCGCTTATGGCCGGCGGTGAAATACCCTCTCAGGAGGTCCTCGACCTTGTCGAGGCGGCACTGGACCCCGAGACGGTGGTTCCTTTGACTGATGATTGTCGGGTGCTGGCTCCGGAAGTGGTTTATTATCAGTTGCAGGCAACGTACTATATTGGCCGCGACAACGCCTCAACATCACCATCTATTCAGGCCGCGGCCACCAAGGCGGTGTCCGAGTACATATCCTGGCAGCGGACCGCCCTGGGCCGGGACATTTCCCCCGACAAACTGATCTCGCTTCTACAGGCAGCCGGGGTGAAACGGGTGGAGATCGTTTCGCCAACATTCACCCAGGTAGGCCCTGGAGCCATTGCTCATGAAACATCGGTCTCTGTAACCTACGGAGGCATGGAAGATGCCTAGCGACCTGCAGACAGCCACTCTTGCCGATCTGCTGCCAGCCAGCATCGCCGGGGATCCGACAATGGCATCTGCAGCTACGGCCGTTGAACCCCATTTGCGGTCAGTAACAGATGTAATTTCCGCTGTATCGATTTATGCCGGGATAGATGGCCTCCCCGCCACTGCCCTGGATCTTCTGGCCTGGCAGTTCTGTGTGGACTTCTGGTCTCCAGAACTAGCCGACCAGAAGAAGCGGGACCTATTGAAACGATCTATCGCCTGGCACAAGCGCAAGGGGACCAGGTGGGCCGTGCGGGAGATGCTGAATATTCTGGGCTATCCAGGTGCAGAAATACGTACCCATGCCGATCTGATGGCTGCATGGACCGAGGCTGGCGGTGGGCAGCTCAATTCCGATGGCTATTTGGACGAACCGGAAGAACCCCTCTCCCCAACGTCGTGGAAAATGAAGTTTATGAGCTGGTCTTGGGCGCAATTTTCAGTCCGCATGAACGCTGCAGACGAGGGAATAGACTCCAAAGCCCAGATGGAAATCCGCAGGTTGGTTGATATCGCAAAGCCTCTCCGTTCACATCTTGTGGGCATAGAGTTTTTTGCTGAGTATGCGCTATCTTCGATGATTGCGACCAGCGGATGGTATTCCGGCATATCTGCTGTATATTCAGGGTGCAAGGCAGCAGACGTGCCGCATTTCGGGTTTATCGGTCACGGGTGTGAGGAGCTCGGAGGTAGCTATGCCCCTGACGTTCTGAACGGAGAAGGATGTTTGGATGGCCACGGAGACCTGTCCGGCCTCAAGCCCGTCGGGGAGCCGCTTAATGATGGCTCTGTCGCGACATGGTGGGCTGCCGTATCCGTATCAGGAGACGCATATCTTGGGGGAGAGCAATCGCCATCAGGCACGCTGACTCCTGACTATACTGATGTTTTGGATTTTCTGGATGGATCTGGAGATCTGTCTGTTGATGTGCTGGATGGCAAAAGTTTGTTGGACGGCAATGGAGATTTGTCGTTGCCCGTGCTGACGCCACGGACGTATGTCATGCTTGACGGGTCCGAGACTATCGGCCCGCTCCCCGGAGCAACTGGATGTTGGCACTATGGGACAGTTCGTGTCTGGGACGGTAACACCTATACAACGGAGGCTATTTAATATGAGTACGATACCGGCAACCAACGCTTATCGGAAGAAGGTGGCCCAGGCAGCTGCATTAGGCGGGTATTTGCCAGGATGCGCGTACATTGCGTTTGGGCGAGGAACAACACCCCCAAGCGTGGATGATACAGGCTTGCAGATCGAGGTATACCGCACCGCTCCGGACAGCGTGAGTGTTGACGGTACGGTTTTAACCGTTACCGGCACTCTGCTCGGTACGCAGAGCACGGCACCTATCACCGAGGTTGGAATCATCGCCGATGACGGAACACTCATGGGACGCAGGACGTTTGGGCCAAAAACACTTGAAACGGAAAGCAGCTTGGAGTTCACCCTGCATTTTCAATACTAGAAGGAGATTAGATTATGGCAAATTTAAACGGGGTCGCCGCATTTGTATCATACTTGCGCAGGCTGGAGACGACCGACCCGAGGCATCCAGATACGTGGAACCCAAACTATCAACAGCTGATCAACAACGATGTGTACCTGAAGCAGAAAGTCGAAGAGGCAATGGCAGACATCGAGGGATTGTCCGAAACCATGGGCGAGGATTTTCAGAATTCCCTGGTGGCCAACCTAACGCTGGCACAGTCCAATGCAGGGCTGGCGCTCAGAGAAATCGAAAAGACGCTGCACCAGCGGTTTCAATCCGGACGCGTGACCGTGCAGAATCGCGGGATCATTGCCGGATGCGTGGTGTCGGTGTCTGATACTGCTGCTAGAAATTTAAATGTTTCAGCCGGGAAAATTTTCCAGGGTGGGAGGATTATCCCCGTCGCGGGACAGGAAAACGGAGCGTCGGTTCCTCCAAATACGACAGATACTGCAGCCGTGTGCTGGGCCTATTTGATGAACGACGGAACAGGTGTGTTTGATTTGAGAACTACGTTACTCGGTGAAGATGTGCCTGTTGATGCTGTCGTGCTGGCAAAGATTACCGTACCTGCAGGAAACAACGAGAGTACCGACCAGTATCTTGCGAATTGTACACTTTCCGATCAGCGGCGGATGGAACCAGGATACCCAGCCACGCTTTCATCATCCCCTACAGTTTTTATCGAATTGCCATACCCAATGGCTAACGATGATTACCAGGTCGATTTCGAGATTATCGGTTTTGAAGGTTCCGGATTCGAGCTGGGATACTGCTACGTTGGCAGCCGGGCCGCCAACGGATTTACTTTGTATTATAACGGCGCTGCCGATGCGCTCGATGTGCGCTGGACTGCGCGGAAGCTTGATCAATAGGGAGCATATGCGATGCAGATTGAAAAACTTGGAGCAGGACCATGGGCTGATGTCGTGGAGGATGGCGAAATAGTATCTATAGCTGGTGTCGAGTACGACATTGACGCCTTGCGCGAGGATACCGAGAAAA